CTCAGGCTACCAACGAGGATCGTCATTTACACAGAAGAGCCAAGCATTAGCTGATGAACGTAGAGAATTTGAGGCTAATATCCAGGCTGTTCAGCAGGAGCGTGAGTCGTATGCGACTGTGCTTCAGCAACTTCGACAACAAATGGATGCTGCACAGCAGCCGAATGTTGATTGGGACCGCTTAGAAAGGGAGAACCCCGTTCAATGGTTGAAGCTCAAAGAACTTGAGCGAGATCGGCAAGCACAGATCCAAGCTGTACAGGAAGAGCAAGTTCGTATGCAACAACTTTTGGAACAACAAAATTCTCAAAGATTGCAAGGACAACTTGATTCGGAACGTGCCTTGGTGTTGGAGAAAATACCTGAATGGGCTGACTCTGAAGTTCAAAGCCATGAGCAAAGAGAGCTGGTACAATTTGGTTTGTCCCTCGGCTTTAGTGAGGATGAATTAAGTAATATCTACGATCATAGAGCGTTAATGGCGTTGCGTGATGCGTGGAGATACAACCAGCTTGTAAATGGCGAGAAAGTCAAATCAGCTAAATCTAAAATTAAAAACGCAAAATCTGGTGGCAAACAAATGAGCCGACAGATGCGTGGCCGTAAGCAGAGAGACCAGAGAGCGAAGCTGAAGGAAACTGGTAAAGTGGACGATGCAGCAGCGTTACTTGGGGCTATGCTTACGGAATAACTATAAGGAACTAGAACAGAACAATGGCAAATCCGTTAACAAATACGTTCCAAACTTATTCTGCCAAGGGGATCAGGGAGGATTTAAGCGATTTGATCGCTGATATAAGTCCGACTCAAACTCCATTCCAGAGTAATATTGGAACCAGAGATGCTGATAATACCTACTTTGAATGGCAGACTGATTCTTTGGCTACAGCTTCCAGTACCCCTGTGATTGAAGGTAACGATGTGGGCGAAGCAGGGTATACGGCAGTGACAGCAACTGTACGATTGGGCAATTATTGTCAAATCAACATGAGAGATTTCATAATCTCTGCGACTGAACAAACAGTTCTGAAAGCTGGTCGTGCTTCTGAGGTAGGTTATCAAGCAGCAAAAGCAGCAAAAGAATTAAAAAGAAATGTGGAAAAAGCAGCATTGGAGAATAATGGTGCTGTAGCTGGATCGTCAGGAACTGCCAGAGAGACTGCTGGCTTTCCTGGTTGGCTGAAGACCAACGAAACTTCCACCAACGTGACGAAGCCGTCCTATACGGGTTCGACTCCTACTGGAGCAACACAGGTGTGGAAGAGCTTTGGTACGCCTACTGCGTTTACTGAGGCTATGTTGAAAACCACTATGCAGGAATGTTTTGAGAGTGGTGGTGAGCCTTCGATGCTGATGGTTGGACCTTACAACAAAACTGTTGTGAGTGGATTCTCAGGAATCGCTTCCAGCCGTTACAACGTGGATGGTGCAGAGCCGTCCGTAATCATCGGAGCAGCTGACATTTATGTTAGCGACTTTGGTAATCTATCAGTAGTGCCTAACCGATTCTTCACGACAGTGGAAGACGAAGGTGCTGGCTCACTGATGAACGATTGGGCTTTCTTGGTTGATCCTGATGAGGTCAAGATCGCTACACTCCGTCCATACAGCATTGAAGCATTGGCCAAGACTGGTGATGCCGACAAGCGTATGGCACTAACTGAGTGGGGGCTTCAGGTTAATAACGAAGCTGCTCATGGCGTAGTTGCTGGAATTACATCGGCAGCTTAACCAAACCTTAACCCTAAAGGGGTGGGGGCATTAGCCCTCACCCTAATAGGCAGGAACAAATGAAAAAAATATTGGATTATGATCCAGACACAAAAACAACGCAGTGGTTTCACTATGACGAAGCTACGGACCAGTACGGACTAGAAACTGTGCAGGATGTCGGTGCTATAGTCGAGGCCAACAAGGGTCAGTTCAATCAAGTGGATGAACGTGCGAATTGGAAGGGCGATCAGCATCACATCGCCTCTATCCCTCTGAGCATCTATCACGAACTAGCAAAAATATCGAATAACTTTAAGGATCAAAGAGTAATCAAGAAATGGCTGAATGATCCCGACAATAGAGTATTCAGAACGAGGCCAGGTAGAATCTAATGGCAATATCAACCTATGCAGAGCTACAAACAGCAACAGCGAATTGGCTAGACCGAACTGACTTAACGGCTCGTGTACCTGAGTTCATTGACCTTGCTGAGTCTACATTTAATCGCACGATTCGTAATCATCGAATGATAACCAAGAATGACTCTTATTCACTTGATAGCCGATATGTCAATTTACCTACAGACACATTAGAGGTCATTAGAATTGTTGTGGACGTAAACCCACAGATTACGCTACAATATCTCACGCCAGAAGAGATAGCAGAAATGCGTAGCTCAACTAGTACGGGCCGTCCACAGTATTTCACTGTTATAGGTGGTAGCACGAACCAGATAGAATTACTTCGGTCACCAGATCAGACCTATACATCTTCGATTGTCTACTACACAAAGATTCCTGCATTGAGTGATTCAGCTACAACGAATTGGCTGTTGACCAACCATCCAGATATTTATTTGTTTGGGACGTTGGTCGAAGCAGAGCCATACTTAAAGAATGATGAGCGTATGCCTATGTGGAGTGCTAGACTGAGCAAAGCTCTAGAAGAATTGAAATTGCAAGGAGAACGTGAGATGCACACAGGATCGTCATTACGAATGCGATCAAGGGTACTAGGATAAAATGGCAGATACAACAACAACTAATTTAAGTTTAACAAAGCCTGAAGTAGGGGCAGCAACTAATACATGGGGTACGAGCCTAAATAGTGACCTCGACATCATTGACGCTCTGTTTTCTATCAGTGGTACTGATGTCACCATGTCGGATATTAAATTCAACAGTATAGGTCTGCAAGAGACAGGTGCTGGGACTGACACAGTTAAAATTCAAGCTCCTGCTGCCGTCACTCAGTATACACTCACAATGCCAGCAGCAGTAGGTTCGTCTGGCCAAATTCTTCGTACTTCTGATGGTTCTGGAACCCTAGAATGGGTGACAGACCAGGAAGGTGATATTAAATCTGTAGCCGATGCTACGAATGGTGGGCTGACAGTAACGAATGGTACTGGACCCGATGTAACTCTAGCGCTGAACTTTAACGATCTCTCGGCTGCTGCCGTCAATGTCGCTAATGACAGCATCGCAATCATTGATGCAGATGACAGCAATGGGACTCGTAAAGAATCTATCGCAGACTTAGCAACTGCTATGGGTGGCACTGGGCTTACAGGCTCCAGTGGTGCATTGAATGTTGACGCTTCGCAGACCCAGATTACGGCTGTAGGTACACTAGCAACAGGAACATGGTCAGCTACCACAATAGCTGTGGATAAAGGTGGTACTGGACTTACTAGCTATACAGCAGGAGATATTCTTTATGCTAGTGGTGCAACGACTTTAGCCAAACTAGCTAAAGGATCGGACACACAAGTCCTAACCCTGGCTTCGGGAGTACCCACTTGGGCATCTCCTACTGTTGGAGACATAACGGGCGTTACGGCTGGCACTGGATTATCAGGTGGGGGAACCTCTGGTGACGTTACGTTGAACGTAGAAGCCTCACAAACCCAGATTACGGCTGTCGGAACAATTACCACAGGTGTATGGAATGGTACAGCGATTGCAAATGCTAATCTGGCGAACTCATCAGTGAGCTATGGTGGAGTGTCGGTTGCACTAGGAGCATCTGACGCAACTCCAGCCTTTAATTTGAGTGACGCAACAGCTTATGTGGGGGATTCTAGCTTAGTCACTACTGGAGCATTAAACTCTGGATCAATCACCTCTGGATTCGGGGCTATTGATGTCGGTAGTTCCAATATTGATGGTGGCACGATTACTGCTGACACAGCATTGGTTGGCACACTTTCTACGGCTGCTCAAACTAACATCACTTCTGTCGGAACCCTAACATCGCTTACCACCTCTGGCGATATTGTGATCGATGCTACAGACAAGATACGGCTAGACGGATCTGCGTCAGGAAACACATATTTGTCAGAATCTTCAGCAGATGTGGTAACACTCACGACTGAAGGACTTGACTCCTTTCGCTTTGCTTCAAGTGGAGGAAATCCCTATATCAGACTTGAGGCAGGAAACACTGGCGTAGGAGCTATCCAGTATTACGAGAACGATGGTGGTTCGGGCCAGGTACTCCACTTCCAAGCAGGGGTTAGGGGTGCAGACAACAAATATTACATAAGTTCTAACGCCACTATCCATACCAATTATGCTATCCAGTGTAGTGGAGAAGATGTAACTGTCGGAGGAGCATTATCCAAGGGTTCTGGAAGTTTCAAAATAGATCATCCACTGTCTTCAATGAAAGATACGCATGATCTAGTTCATTCGTTTATTGAGGGTCCAAGGGCAGATTTGATTTATAGAGGATCTGTAGAGCTAGTTGCAGGTTATGTGCAGGTCGATCTAGACGAAGCTGCTGACATGACCGAAGGTACATGGGAGCTATTGTGTCGTGATCCACAGGTGTTCTTACAGAATGACAGCGGATGGGCAGCAGTGCGTGGTTCAGTAGAAGGTAGTGTGCTGACTATTGATTGTGCGGATACAGATTCAGTGGACACAGTATCGTGGATGGTTGTAGCCGAAAGACAAGACCAACACATGATGGAAACAAATTGGACTGATAGTAATGGCAGGGTCATCGTAGAACCCGAAAAACCCGAAGACGTTGAAGATGGAAGTTGATGCCGTGACTACGTTGATTTCTTTACTCGCAGTCCCAGCAGCAGCAGGGGCAGCATATGGTGGGGTCAGAGCAGGGTTGAATGGAGCCAGACAGTCTATCGTACAAATTGAAAGAATCGTTGGTCGTTTAGATGAAAAAATTGACGATCATGGAGAAAGAATTACTATATTAGAAGTAGAAACTCGTAACTTAAAAGAGGACAAGAAGACATGACTGCCGAATCGGAGATGCTCGTCAAGCCAAGCAATAAAGTAGAACTAACAGAAGAACAGGCCGAGATATGGAGACAGGTGTTTGCAGAACGAAAACAAATACAAGAAACTGCTCAAGCTCTCGACCAGAAGATACACACGATGATGGGGGCGGCTGGATGGGCTGGCAACAACATCGTAGAAGGCGATTTAGGGGACGAACCATTTTTTGTACTAGAGCCTGTAGAGGCTGAACCTACAGAGTGAATACATGGCTAGACCGCAGTACGTTAATTTACAATTTCAACCAGGTCTGTTTAAGAACGGCACAGTCTACCAGGCACAAGGTCGGTGGTACGATGCCGATCTTATGCGTTGGAGCAATGGTGCTATTGGCCCTGTTGGTGGATGGAGGGCTTGGGGAGAAAGTACCACTGCCGTAACAGGTGTTCCCAGAACATCAGTTACATGGATGGACAACTCTAATAAGCGATGGATTGGTGTAGGCTCTGCTAGTAAATTGTATGTTTACGACTCGTCTGCAAGTATATACGATATTACTCCCACTGGATTCACCGCAGGAAATACTGATGCCGATCCCAATACAGGGTATGGTGATTGGTTGTATGGCAAGTCAAGTTATGGCACACCACGACCTGACCTGGGGATACCTGTTCCTGCGACTATTTGGTCGCTTGCGATGTGGGGTGAAGACCTGACAGGCTGTACACCCGATGATGGAGATTTATATCTGTGGAATACCAGTGTCGGTACAGGAACAGTAGCTGCACGGGTGGCTAATTCCCCTCAGTTTATTACTGCTACGATAGTAACCCCCCAGAGAATCCAGATGTGCTTTGGTGGCGTAGCAAGTGGTGGCGCAGAAGCCAATGCAGACAGACGTAAAATCTTTTGGTCTGACTCAGAAGACAATACAGACTGGACGGCTACTACTACCAATCAGGCTGGAGATCATGTAATAGAATCCACAGGTGACTTGCTTGGTGCAGTCTTGGTGCGTGGACGAATACTGATATTCACGACTGCTGATGCCCATACTGCTACTTATGTAGGGCTACCATACGTCTATCAGTTCGATAATGTTGGAGATGACTGTGGGCCTGTATCCATCAATGCAGTCGTAGTGGCTAATAATACTGCTTACTGGATGGGGCGTAATGCTAACGGATTCTTCATGTACGATGGATATACTAGAAATATACCATGCGATGTTGAAGAGTTTGTTACTACAAATATGAATGAAGCTCAAGCTAGTAAAACTGTTGGATGGCACAATTCACTGTATTCTGAGATCGTGTGGTTTTATCCTGGTGATGATACTGAAGTGGACTCATATGTGAGCTATAACTACCTAGAAAACCATTGGTCTGTAGGCACATTAGCACGAACATCTACAACAAGTCGTGGAATCTTTGCGTTCCCAATATTATTCGACTCGTCAGGAAATCCTTATGAGCATGAAGTTGGGGGTACTTATGAAGATTTGAGTGGCACAACGTATACCCCTTATGTTGAATCAGGCCCGATACAGCTCGGTATGGGAAATGAAGTGTTGTCAGCGACATCACTGATACCAGACGTTACTGCTTTGGGTGATATTACGACTACATTCTATACTAGATTTTATCCTACAGATAGTGATACGACTCACGGACCCTATACGATGGCTGCACCCACTTCGGTGCGATTCACAGGCAGAAGTGTTAGAATGAGATGTACTTCTAACTCAGCAAATGCTTGGAATGTGGGTATTCCAAGGCTAGAACTTCAACCTAATGGCAGACGATGAGTGTATCTGGATCATCAGGATCAACTAGATTACGCTTGGCTAGACCAAGGGATAACTATGATTTAGAGTCGGAAGTAAATCGTAATTTAACGCTAGAACAGGCAGATCGGGGTAACTTCAAACATTTTGAGGATATTGACCTAGCTAACAATGAACGCCTAATATTGGTAAGCCCTAATGGTACTCGTTATAGCGTTACAGTTGATAATTCAGGCAATTTAGGTACAACGGCTATATGATGACGAGTGAGATAGATCAAGAGAATATACGCTTCCAAAAGGAATGGGATGAACGAGTTCAGTATATCGAAGCAGCACTCTACAAAAGTGGAGATGCCTACGATGTCGATGATGTTTACGAATTGGTCTGTGCAGGGATCGCTCATTTCGAGCCGTTGGAAGATGGGGCAGCAGTCTTTTTATATCACCAATATCCACAACGAAGAATGTTACGAATATGGCTTGCAGCAGGAATCTTACCAGACCACTTAGAGGAAGTCTTGGAAGTAGCCCAAGAACACGCAAATAGATTACAATGTGATGGAATTGAATTGGAAGGCCGTAAAGGGTGGGAACGTGTACTCAAACCCCACGGCTTTGATTACAAACGTGCGGTACTAATTAAGGAACTGAATTAAAATGGGAGCAAGTGGCAAAGCACCGAGTTTCACACCGACAAGTTATAGTGCGTTAGATCCTGCTAGTCAGGGAAGGCGTGACCACCTGTACAATCAGGCACAGGAATATGCTGCTACTAATCCATACAGTCAGAGATATGGTGGTAATGTTACTGGAATGACTCCTATGGGTATGGCTGGTCAGCAGTTTATGACTAATAGAATGATGGGTCCAGGTGCATATCAGGCTCAGAATTTAGGTTTCCAGAACTACCAACCTCAGTTCACTTATAGTCCTATGGGTGGTGGTGGACAACCCCCATTTACTCCACCAGGACAGCCACCAGCTATAGACCCAATGGCAACGGCAGCACCCACTGTAGCTCCACCGACTGGTGGGGATGCAACAGTAGGATCGCCAGGTGGCGTAGGAATGGATCAGGCAGATGTTGTCGATGCAGTAGCAGATGCGAGTATTCCAACAGCTACCACTTTTGGGCCACCTCCAACAAATCAAGCAGAAATTGATGCTAGAGCTGCTGCAATGGAAGCCGAAGGCAGAAGGCAACGTGGTGTAGATACTGCTGCTACTGCTGGAGTTCCTGAGTTTAGCGATCAAGGAACACCACAAGGTATGCCAATGGATACGAGACAGAGTGCTGCCCCAAGCCCTGAAGAAATGGGTGCTGTGATGCAACAGCAACCACCTGGTGGTCAGCCAGACTTAGGCTTTGGCGGCCCACAAATGGATACAATGACTCCACCTGGAGGTCAGCCACCAGTACCACCAGCAGATGGTGAGCAGTTTACACCAGCTTCAATCAGTGGAATAGAGACTGTATTAGCCCAAGAAGGTCCGACTGTTACTGCTGCCTCTGCTTTAGGC